ATCTCCCACCAGTGGGAGTTAATCAACATGGCTGACCATTTAGCCAATTCGCCCCAAGTGACGGAGCGAAGCTGGGCCTCGGAGTTGGCGCTGACCACCACGCTCGACCCAATGCGGGTGGAGAGCATCCACAGAATTAGCCAGCTCACCATAGCTGACTTGCCGATACCGCGCCCTGAGGCAATGGCAGAGCGCAGGGTGTCCATCTCTAGCGCCCCGTTGTTCTTCTTGATGTGCGCCTTTAGGTCGCGCAGCAGTTCGCGTTGCCACGCCCTCGGGCCGCTGAACTTTGCCAGCGGGGTGTTTTTCTGGCCCCAAGGGAACGAGAACAGCACGAAAGCCTCAGGATCGTCCTTAACCTGCGGCGACCAAATGCGGCTCATCAGAAGCTGCTCGTCGGCGGCGCTGTAGATGGGCTTTTGCACAGTTTACTTCTTAGGCTTTGCCGTCTTTGCCGATTCTTTAAAATCCTTAGCAGACGGCGCGCCCTTGGCGCCGGGTTCTCGCATCTTCTCACCGCTGCCGGCTTTGATACGTTCTTGTTTAGCGTTGATGTTTGCGTATAGTCCAGGTTTTTTCATGTCAGCATTTCCATTTTTTAAGAGCTAAATTGATACGTGACTTTGGATCGTTGGCAGTCTTGGCACTGGTCAATTTCTTCTTCATCCCGCCCATTCGGGCACAGAACGAATCCTTCCTAGCGCCGCCTCCCGGCTGTGGGGCTTTGAGATTATGGCCTTGTGCTTTGGCACTTGCGCGGCCTTTGGCGTTGAGGCCGCCCGAGGGGCTTTTGCCTTCCTTGCGCGTCCATGCTGGCGAGAGGTGGTTCTTTGACTTTGGCGCTAGGTGGTTAGGCATTTAGTTCCTCCGATGCGCTTGATCGACAAGACGCCGAATGTACGCCACTGGCTCGTTCTTGGGCAGGGGCACACCGGCTGTGCGGAGCGCTGCCTCCATCCTAACCACTGACTTAGGCCCTTTGACCTCGCGGTAACGGGCAATGGCTTGGGACTCGGGGGACATTGCCTGCCCGTTGCGCTCCAAGATGGTCATCATGTTTTCGTTGCCGGGGAAGACAACGAAGTTGGAGGTGCCGCCCCCGGCCCCGCGTGAGCCAGCGTCTAGGTAGCGCACGCCGGGGATGCCGAGATCACTCAACGCTTTTGATGCCTCCTGTTCATACCTGCCTGCCGTACCTGACTTTTGGCCGATGTATTGTTCAACAGTTTGGAGTACATCCTCTCCTGTTAGCCCTTTCCTCCAAGCAATCATTTCCCGATCTAAGTCTGGCTTAGAGAAAGCAGTCATCAAACTGCGCTTGTCCAGTTCGATTGCATCAAGTAATGGGGACAGAGCTTTCTGCACATTAGGAGTCTGCTGACTCAGCGGCTTGTCCCAATCGAGCATCTTGGCTATGTGCTCGTCGGGGATGTCTACTTTGTAGAGGGAGCCAGCAATATTGTCAGATACATCTGAAAGCAGATGTTTATCTTTTGCTAGTTTTCTCACATTTGGCGCTGCTGCAAGTTGCCAATCAAACCCCTGTCTTTCAAAGCTATCTGCCAGCCTGTTTAATGCCGATGACATTTCTGCGGGACTTTTTCCAGCGCTTGCGGATATGGTGTCTAGAACTTGCGGCTTGATAGCAGTACTTAATAAATCAGGATTGCTTTTTAACAGCCTAGAACTTAAAAAACTTGCTGTTTTTTCTCCAAGAATGCCGCCTTGCAATTTGTCTTTGTAACCCCTCGCAACCCCCTGCGACTCCGCCGTATAGTGCCCATGCCCATACGCCTGCGCGCCCTCGCCCGTATTTATCTTGGCAGCATTGAACTCGCCCAAGTCATTCAACTCGGTAGGGGCAAACTTGTGGGGACTGCCGTGGTACACAGTAGCCAGCGCCGGCCCTTCGCCATACCGCACGATCTGATCTCCCACCGGTACGTCGTACATACCCGGCGGGTAGCTCGCCGCCCGCTCTGGGCCAGTCATGTCCATGCGAGACTGGGTGAGGCGCGCTTCGGCTTCACCGGCTAGGCGGCGGTATAACTCCTGCGGCGCGTGATTACCCCAAACAATTTGGCTATCTAACTGTCTTGCTTGCTTTTCTAACGCTAGTGCTTCAGGTCGATTGCCTTGGGCTAATAGCTGGTTCGCCTTTGTTCTTAATGCTTTTGCATCATTGCCCAATGCTTCTGGCAATCCTTCAGGACTCCCGCCCCTAGCAAACCCCTCACGCTGCTGGATGGCGTGCTGTGACTCATGCAATGCTACCGATATTGGATCAGACGAGTTTGGTTTTTCTTTGAGAATAAATTGCTCCCCCATCCTCGGAGAGCCTTGCATATATTGCCCCCGCGTGCCGACATTCAGATCATCAGGCGCAATTCTTGTGTGCAGGCCGTAAACATCCGGATATGCTTTTCCTAATTCGCCGTGCTTCATGTAGCCCGACAATGGGCCATATTTAGCGTTTCTCATTTCACCAAGCAGGCTTCTTAATCCGCTGCGGTCACTGTTTAATTTCATTGCCAAATCTTTGTCGCCGTTTAATTCAGCGTCAATTATTTCGCTTCTGGTTGATAAGTATTTGTCTGTAAGTTGATTTCTACTCATACCTGAGTACGGGGTCATTGAATTAGCCCTATCTCTCAGAAGTTGCGAATCTTCAATGAATGCGTTTACTCTTGCCTGTTCATACGCTTTTTGCGGAGTTAATTGGTACTCTCGACCTTTCGCCCCACTATCATCTATCTCAAACCGCGGCTTGCCATCAGCACTGCCAAAGAACCAACCGGTCGCTCTGTAGATCTCTTCATCAGGCGTACCTAAGGCCTTCATTTCTTCGGCCAGCGCCAGTGCGGCGTGATTGGCAGTCTGGGCGCGGGCACCGGCAAACGTCGCCGCCACCCCACCACCAGCCATCCCAGCGCCCTTAACCGCCGTGGCCACTGGCAAAGCAAGCGCCATGTCCAGCGCCACCGGATTAACAATCCGATTGGACCCTAGCGGGTTGCTGGTGTTGAACAGCACATTAGGATAGCCAGCCGCCATCTGTTGCGCTGCCTGCGGGGCTTGGCCTAGCAAGAAATTACTCACCACCTGCCCGTAGGGGTTGGCTGGCGGGAACAACGCTTGCGCGCCTTGCAGATAGGGCGACACCGCAGCGCCAAATCGTTCAGCCATGTTTGGCGGAATCGAACTGGCAATGCCTAGTTTATTTTTGGCTTTAGGCGCTAGGTTGTTGGTTGGCATCAATTCACATCCTTGACTAGACGGGCGGTGCCTTCGATAACACGGGTCTGGGCTAGGTCAAGCGCCGAGGTGATCGAGATCTGTTGCGCCACGTCCACCTGCACGTGCGTCTTAGCCACCCACCCGTACTTGTACCGCAACACCTCTAACGCCATCTTGGCGTCACCGCCTAGGGCTGCGTCATGCACCACGCCCGCTAGCGCACGCTCAGCGTCAGCGCGCGCCTTAGCCTCTGCTAGCTCGACTAACGGGTCCATGCTCGCCAGCGCGCGGTACTCCGCAGGCAACAGCCCCGCGGCCAGCGCCATTGAGTCGCCCGACAGGCCGGCGTACGCCGCAGCGTACAGCGCGTCTAGGTTCTTCTCAGTTGCGCGGATCTCGCGAACGGTCAACGGTAAGGCGCGAATGCTCATTGGTTAAATATAGCAGTTTAAAAAAAAATAAAAATTGTGCGGTAAACCGGTGGAAAAAATAAAAATTGTGCTTAGACCCTCTACAACGAAAGGCCCTTTGCCGTCGGCCCTACCCGGGGGCCTTGCCGCCCAGCACACCGACCTGCGGCCGCTAGCGACCTGCCTACCCCCCGCCTAGCGCCCTGCCTACGGCACAGCGCCGCGCGGCTAGGCTAGGGCATAGGGGTATGGCGGATGCAGCATCCGTCGTGCATGCCCGTGCCATATGGCTGCGTCGGGGGTATGCGCCGCCGTACCCACATCCATCCACACATAGAGATGTGCGTACACAAGCAGTGTTAACAATCGTGCGAATACACCGCGAAGTGCAGTGTTAACAATTCGATGGGGTCAGGTCTTGCGGTAGCTCGTACGCTCAGGTGTGAGCGTACCGGATTTTGGGTTGGGTTGCAAATAGCGCGCGGCAGCGGGCGGATGGCGTGCGGAGCGTGCGTTCAGCGTATTTTGCGTGCCATTTTCGTTAAATCCCTCGCCACCAGACCATGTGGGTAGTTTTGTGGGTAGTTGTGGGTAGTTGAAAACCCACAAAAAACGCGCCCAACATATTGATTAGACTGGCAAAAAACTATTTGTGGGTAGTTTTGGCCGTTTTGGCGAAATCGCTACAAGGTGAATGTATACCTAATGGTCACAATATTACCAAAATTCTAAACAACCACTACTCTTACCTAAAACTACCCACAAACACAAAAACAGTATGCCGTTCAGCAGCTTAGCGGCAGCGCAAACTACCCACAAAACTACCCACATCGCTACCCATCCACTACCCACAGCTACCCACACCCGCTCGCTACACAATCCGCAGCCCAGAAAACGCATCGCCGCCCGATTTGGTCTCGGCAAGGCGCCGTAATTCGGCCTTCGGCTCATCTGCCAGCTCCGGCGCGCAGTAGACCTGGCGCTTAGTTGGGAACTCCCGCGAGTGCACCACACCGCAGTCGACCCACCCACATTCGGCAAGCGCGTGCAGTAGTGCTGCCTTTGGAATCCGCGCGCCGGCCGCCCCCTGCGCCTGCACGCTCGCGCACAGCTCGGCAAACGGGCCGCAAATGGCACCGCGTGTGAAAGGCGGCGCGCGCGTTTCGATAAGGTCCACCAATATTTCTTCCGCCGTTGATCGCCCCTCGATAATCAGCGTCTGTCGGTAGGCCGTGTTGGGTGGTGCCGCACCCGGCAGGAACGCCGCCACGTCCCGCGTCCACAAGTACTCAGCGACCGCGGCGTAGCCGCCACCGTGCTCGTACCAGCCCCACAGCGCGGCCGCAGCGGCGGGGTCCATGCGCTGGGCGGGCGAGCGCAGCGCGAACCAGCGGCGGTCGCTCGAATCGATAGCCAAAGGCACCTGCTCGTTTGAGTAGGCGATGGCGAGCAGACGGTTGAGCGCATCGTAGGGCCGCAAGCCTTTGCGATTGATCGAGAGGTACTCGGGCGGCGCGGCTAGCAGCGGTTTGAGCTTGTTAGCCAGCGCGCGGCGGGCCTCGCCGTTCGGATCTTTAAGCTCGTTAAGGATGAGCACCTCACACTCAAGGTGGTAACCCCACTGCGCTGACAACTCGTCGTTCTGAACCAGCCCGCGGTTAAGCTGCGAGGGGCCACACACAGCGCGCAAAAACGGTGCTATCAGCGAGTCCTTGCCGCAGCCCGCCACGCCCGCCAGCAGGACACCACAGTTAATCTTGACGCTGGGGTGTTGCAGTTTGAACGCTAGGATGTCCAGCAGGTGCTCCAGCTCGCGCACGTCGGGCAGCACAGTCTCTGCATGCGCTAACCACGGCCCTGCGGCCACAGCGCCCGTCACGCGCCCACAGCGGGCGTCCACCCACCGGTTGCCGTACGCCTCGCCGCCGCGCTCGACCAGCACGGGTGCGCCAGGCGCATAAGTGATGCCGGCCAGCGCGCGGCCGTCCATCGGCTGGCGGTAGGCGTCGAACCAAGTTGATGCCGAAATAAGCGCACGCTTGCCGTGCGGCGAGCGGCACTCGATGTGCCCGTAAAGCGCGTTGAACGCCCGCCGACTAACCTCTGTGCGGTCGTCGAGGTTGAAATACCCATCATCGGCCACGACATACGCCCATCTGCGGTGCAGCTCGCCCCGCTCAATCCGGCCATGCTCGCGCTCGCGCACATCGGCCAGCGCCTCAGCCGCGCTCTCAGCCTCCACAGTCCCCGCTGGCAGTCGCGCCAAGGCGCTCGCCATCGTAATCGCCAGCAGCTCGTCGCGCAGCCCCGGTTCGCGCTCCGGCCCGCCCTGCGCGCCCACCCACGCTAGGAACTCTCGCGAGTGGAAGTCCACGCAGTGCCCGTGCAGGCAACAGTAGGACCGCAGCGACGGTGAGTAGCGGCCCTCGGGGTTGCCGTCCGTGTGCTCAGCAGCGTTAGGGCAAACCACGCCGGCCCAGCCCTCAGCGTTAGGCCGCGAGATAATCAGGCCCGCACCGCCCAGCCACGCCCACACATCATCGCCACCATCATCAGCCAGCGCGCGCTGCGGCTGCCACGCGCCCGCGCGCGCACCAGCGGCGCTAGGCGCGACATCGAACGCAGCACACAGCGCGGCGTAGGTGAACGCCCGCGTCGGCTCGAACTCGACCAACCGCGCGGCAAAACCGTCGCGGCCGGGCTTGAGGTTGACGGAACCCGGCACGCGGAAGTTGCGCACGATGCCACCAGCGCCGGGGTCGGTCAGACCCTTAGCCGCCAGCGCCCGCACCAGCGTGATAAACTGCTCCTTGGTCGGCACACCATCCGTGTCAAATACGTAGGCGGCTTGGAACGAGCCGGGCGACGACTCAATAAGCCATGTCGGCGGCACGGTAGGCATGGGGGCCTTATCCGTGCCGCAGTCGTCGAGCACCAGCAGTAGCGGGAAGTCCACGCACCGGCTCTGGGCCACCGGCCGGCCGCCGGCGAAGCGATCGAGGATGAAGCTGCCGGTGTTGCCGTACAGCGACCACGACGCGTCGCGCGGCGCGGTCGGGAGCATCGGGATAAAAGTACATTTGGGTGAGCCGTCGGCGTGCGCCGCGGCCGGTCGGACAGGCTTCTGCCGTAGCAGTAGGGCTGTCTCGCCCTCGGGCGCTAGCCCGGCATAGAACTCGAAAAAATCCATTTGACCTCCTACTTGCCAAAGCAAGTGCGAATCTTAGATGTAGCGGCTAGGGGTAGGCCACCGGCCCACGCGGGCGGTGTCGCCATGATATGCACCAGCGCCTCGCGGGCGCGCTCTGCATCGCGGGCTGGCACCTCTAAAACGATTTCGTCATGCACGTGCATGACGGCGGTGTCCACCACTGCCCGCAGCGCGTGCCGCAGCAAGTCGGCCGCACAAGCCTGCGTCACGTTCTCGCACGCTAGCCCGTGCCACAGCCGTGAGCGCGGCCAGCGTGCAGCAGCCGCTGCGGGCTTAAGCGCAGCCTTCGCGAACTCAACACTGCCGTCCTCACCGAACTCGGCGTAGGGGTAGCACAGCACCCGCCCGCTGGGCAGCGCGTACCACAGGTGGCGTTTGTCATAGTAGTAGGTAACTCGCCCCGCGGCTTGATGCGTGCCGGGCCGGCGCATGGCCGCAAGGTACGCCGACTCAATCTGGCTCCAAAACTCCACTGCCCACGGGTTAGCCCCGCGCCACTTGCGGATAGCGGCCTTGACCTCAGCCTCGCTCATCGCCACCCCGTAGCCGCGCGCCATCGCCTCGAACGCGCCAGCGCCGCCACCAAAACCCAGCGCCAGCTCTTGGACCTTGCCGACCTGGCGTTGCTGCTCGGTCACCGCGTCATACCCAACGTTATAAGTGGCCGCGGCGTTACGCTTGTACGGATCTTGACCCGCGCGAAAAACGTCTAGCTTGTCCTCACCGGCCAGCGAACCCGCCAGCCACGGGTTGACGCGGCCTTCGATGGCTGACCAGTCAGCGGTGACAAACCGCTTGCCGCGCGCGGGCACCAGTGCGGGCCGGAGCATGCCCCGCAACACATCAGTGATACGCGGGCCGTGGTCGGGCACTAGCGGTTGCCGGCCGGTCATCGCGGCGCGGGTGGCGTCAGGGTCGGCCACCACACGGCGGGCGAAGTTGTGGACCTGCGCGCCAAAGCTAGCGTACCGGCCAGTCGCCGCCCCGCCAGAAAAAACGAACGCGCCACGCACGCGGGAATCCTCAACATCTGCTAGCGCGGCCAACCGTTTGAACTTGGCGACGCTCGACGCCCATAAACTGTCAGCCAATGCCACGACCGCGCGCGCGTTAGCCGCTAGGTCCGGGCACGCCAGCAGTGCTGCGCGCACGGACTTATCGATGCTATCCCGGCCGCTCTTGCCAGCCATCAGCGGTAGCTGCTCGGGGGTTAGCTGGGCGGCCACCCACGCCCGCAGCGACGGTGTGCGTACGCCGTTGACCGCACCGCTGGTTAGCTCCCACACCTCGTTCTCGATCGCGTTCGTTTCGGCGGTTGAGTATTCCTGCGCCGCCACGCATAACGCAACATCTACTCGGATGCCACGGTCGTTAATCGCCTCGCCCACATGGTAGTCGGCTAGCTCATCAGGGGTTAGCTCGCGTAAGGCTAGGCTCATCGCCCGCATGGCGCGCACGTCCTGCTTGCAGTACTCCTCCAGCGCCGCGTAATCGGCCGCGGTGCCAGCGAACGGGGGATGGCAGCACTTGCGCAACAGCGCCGCCCCTGCGTGGTCTTTCTGCATTTTCGCGCCGAGAAACCGGCCGGCATCGGCCAGCGCACCCGGCGCACAGTTAGCGCGGGCCTGCGCGCCGGTGCAGTAGTACTGCTCGGGCTTAAAATCTAGCTGCAAGTCATACCAAAAAATCAGCCGCTCAAAAGCGGCGTTGTGGGCGCGGATTTGGCCGGTGTGCCCGGCCACGGCGGGCGGTATTGGCTCACCGCGCCGCCATAGCTGGACCTCGCCATCATCGATGGCCCAACCAAAGCAAAGGGAGTAGGTGTCTGGGTCGCGGGCGTAGTTGTACGCGCCCACGGCCATTAAATCGGCAGTGCCACGGCATTCAACGTCAATCCATAAGATCATAAAAAAACGGGGCGTTGCCGCCCCGCCTCCGAGTCAGGATGAATTAACGCCGAGTTTTGCGGGCAGGCGCTATCGGTGCCGGCTCATCCTCCTCCTCGAACTCATCATCATCCGGCTCGGTCCCCGCCACGCCGCTCAGCGCGGCCCAACCGTGGATCGTAAACACCGGCGTGAAGATGCGACCGTAGCTATTGTGCATGTAGAAGTCGCTGGACAAACCAACAACCGGCACGGGCGACTGCGGATCTGAGTCCACATGCCGCGCTAACTCCACCGCAAGCTCAGTGACCGCCTTCTTGCCACCAACGCTGGTGGCGCTAAAGCGAGCCTCTAAGCCTTTGTCCTCACCGCTGGTGCACACCAGCGAGAACCCCACTTGGCGCTGCCAACCGCGCGACGCACCGCCGGGGGCCTCGCCTTGCGCCGGCACCGGCTCAGATACGCCCACCATTTTCTCGCCCAACACCGCGCCATCGCCCCACGCAATCCAGCCGTGGATGAAGCTGTAGGGATTCACCGCCCATTTCGCCTCTTTCTCGACCTCGGTCTGATCAGCGCCGAAAACCCAGTGCCCGGTCTTATCCATTTTGAGGATGACCGCCCCCCCACCGCCGCCATTACTGGCTTCGATCAGCCCGCACAGTTGGATAGCTAACGTTTGCACGCTGGGAAGATTGGCGTTGCCGAATTTTACAATTTCCATTTCAGTTTCCTTTAAGTTTTATTAAGGGCGGCAAGAAGCTGCTGCCCGATTAGCACAACGGGCGCGCGGGAATCATCCTCGCTCGCCAGCGTGTGACCCGAACTGATAGCGACAATCAACCCGTCCGGCATCGCGGTTTTGGTCTTTTTCAAAACCTTTTCCACCTGCGCCGGCGACTTCAATTCCGTCGTCATCAGTTCCGATTCTTCGACACCTGCAGCGCGCAAGGCGGCCGCAGCGTCGTTCTCATCCCGCCAAGCGCGTGTCGCACGCTTAGCCACTAGCTTATACCCATCGACGGGCTGGCCGGCCTCTAACTTCGTCATCGCCAGCGCGCGCAGGTCGCGTATCCAACCTTCCAGCAGTTCAGCATTGCGCAGGTACTGCCCGACCATCGCCGGGTCGAGCGCGGCTAGCTTTAGCGCCAGCGCACGCTCGACTGCACCCGTGTGCGCTGGGCAGGTGGGCTTAGCCGGACACCACCGGCACCATGCGCCGGCATGTAGCCGCGGCTCGGGCGCCTTGCTTGCCATGACCGCGGCGCGTAGCGTGCGCTCGTAAACTTCAAGCTCCAAGTGCGTCACGGTCCAGCGGCTCAGGCCGGGCGGCTGCACGATGATCAACTCAATCTCGGTCGCACCTTGAAACGCCCAGTCAAGGGCTGCCGTGCGCATGGCAGCGCAGGCGTAGAACATTAGCTGCGCGTTTTCCACGGCCGACACCGGCTCGCGGCCGAACTTCCAGTCCAGCACGATGACTTTCGGCCCTATCCGCATGATCACGTCGCACGACCCCCACGCCTGCGGGATGAAGTTCCCAAAGTCCACACGGGTTTCGACCGAGATCTCGGCACACTTGTCGGGGTCAATCTCATCCAGCGCCGCTAGCGCCGGCAACAGTTTTTCGTCAACTAACTCTTGCGTGAGCGTTAGACCCTCATACGCCATGCCTAACAACGTCGCGGGCGCTCGCTCCGTGTCCAGCACCGCCGCAATGGCGGTGTGCAGGAGCGTGCCCTCGTCGGCGTAGCTGCTGCTGGCCCGCGCCGGCATTTGTTCCGCCATCGCGACGGACGCGGGGCAGTTGATAACTCGGGCGGCTGTGCTGCCGCCGACGATTGTACTGTGTTTCATTGGGACGTTTCCTTGTTTGTGTAACAAGACTGAAGGCACTTTTAACGCTTGTCAACTTGTTTGTAATGTTGTTACAGTGACCACAGGTAACAACGCAAACAAGGTAAAAAAAGATGAACAATGAAATAAAAGAAGCGTTATTGAGCTTCCGCCGCAAGTTGTGGGCGCTAGAAGACGAACTGCGCCGGGCGGAGTCTGCGCGGCATGACGCGGTGTTGGCTAACAAACTGGCCATCATAGCGGCACAGGCTGAGCACGAAACCGCCATCACCGACGCCTACAAAAAGGGGTTCAACGACGCTTGGAACTTGTCTCGCTGATGCTTGAGCGCGACGTCGAGGCGTACTTGCGCAAAGTCGTGCAGGCCGCCGGCGGGCAGGCGTACAAGTGGCGCTCACCCACTGGCGGTGTGGCCGACCGCGTGGTGTGCCTGCCGGGCGGCGTAACGTGGTTTGTTGAGGTTAAGGCGGCCGGCGGGCGGTTGTCGCCGTTGCAGATTATTTTTGGCAAAACGATGGCACGGCTAGAGCAGAACTACGCCGTGCTCTGGTCGAGCGAGGACGTAGACAAATGGCGCTCCGTGACTACCAAGTAGCCGGCGCAGACTTCCTGCGCGCCAGCGCGCGCGGCATGATGCTGGCCCCCGTCGGCGCTGGCAAGACGGCCACGGTCCTAACCGCCATGGCGGGCGCTATCGCGGCCGGGCAGGCGCGACGGTTCCTTGTGCTCGCACCAAAGCGGGTGGCCCAGTCGGTGTGGGCCACGGAGGCGGCACTATGGGCACCCAACCTGCGGGTAGTGCTGGCGCTAGGCACGCCAGCGGCACGCACAGCCGCGCTACGCGCGCCGGCTGACGTGGTGGTGACGAACTACGATTGTTTGCAATGGCTGGCCGAGCAGGCGCTAGACTTTGACGCCATCGTGTTTGACGAGCTGACCCGGCTGAAAAACGCGAGCGGCAAACGGTTTAAGGCGCTGGAGAAAGTCATCGGCGGCGTCAACATCCGCTGGGGGTTAACCGGCTCGTTCACGTCGAACGGGCTGGAGGATGTGTTCGGTCAGTGCAAGATGATCGACAAGACGCTGCTCGGGCGCAGCAAAGGCGCGTTCTTGCAACAGTACTTTTACTGCGCCAACCGCGAATACGGCGAGTGGCACGTGCTGCCCGGCTCGCTGGCTAGCGTGATGGCCCGCATCAAGCCGGCGACTTACTTGCTGGAGCCGGGCGACTACAGCGACACGCTACCGCCAGCACACACAGTTGTCCTGGCGTGCGAGCTAGCCGACAAGACTGGCTACGAAGCAATGCGGCAGCAGTTCGTTCTAGATCTCGGCAACGACGCGCAGGCGATTGCGGCCAGTGCCGCGGCGGTCACCTCGAAGCTCCAGCAGATGGCTTCGGGGTTTATCTACGCCGACGGTGAAACGCACTGGCTGTCCGACCACAAGCTGGACCGGCTGGCCGAACTGCTGGCGGAGAACCAGCGGGCACCCACGATTATTGTTTACAACTACCGCGCGGAACTGGCAGCACTCCAGCAAGCCTACGGCGCGCGGGCTATTACGCTTGACGCGCCGGACGCTATCGCGCGCTGGAACGCGGGCGAGGTAGAGCTACTGCTGGTGCACCCCAAATCGGCCGGCCACGGTCTGAACCTACAGGCCGGCGGCTGCCGCATCGTGTTCTTCTCCCTGCCGTGGTCGCTGGAGTTGTACGAGCAGACCATCGGCCGGCTGCACCGCTCGGGCCAGCGCCACGCGGTGTGGGTGTACGTGCTGGTGGCCAGCGGTACGATCGACGACAAAATTCTGGCCGCATTGCGCGACAAGAAATCCGTAAGTGACATAGCCGTGGAGGCACTCAAATGATGACCTGGCGAGAACTGCTGCTTTACCTGCCCAAAATGACTGAGCTGGAAATCAAGCGCGCGCTAGACGCTGAGCGTGACGGCGCGCAACGGGTGACCGTCCTGCTTAAGCTGCACCAGCGGTACAGCGCCGTGAGAAAGTCGCGCGAGCGCCGGGAGCTAATGGCATGAGCGACCCAGTCTGGCCGGCCCCAACAATGGAAGCGAAACTTCAGCATGCCAAAGACGTGTTGGGTGAGAAGTGGGTGCTGCACCCGGCTAACGCCCCGGAGAAGGGGCACTATGACGGCCGGGGTCGGCCCCTACAGCCGCTCAATACGCTGCACGCGCTCAAAGCCTAGGTAAGCCAGCAGCCGGTCGGGGATAGGCTTACGCCCGCCGATGATGTGGCTGAGCATGGACGGGCTAAGGCCCACGGCCGCCGCTAGTTCAGTCTGGGTTAGATCGTGCAGCGCCTGAGTCAGCGCCAAGCCGGCCGCGGGGTTGTCTGGTTTTCTCATGCCGAATAGTTTAGCAAACGGTCACAAAAATAAAAATGTGGTTTGTGCCTGTTGCATTGTTGTGACCGTTAAGTCACTATTCCCACCAGAGCAGGCCGAAACCAACCAGCCCCGCCGCGAGGCGGGGCACACGAGGAGAAGACCGATGACCCTTGATAAAATCTTGGCCGATTTAGACGCCGCCCGCGCACTGCCGCGGCCGCAGAGCCAAGTCGCCTATACGGCGGCTTGGCACGTCGCGTACGAGTTTTTTCAGGGCAGCCTTTCGCTGCCCGTGGCGGAAGCCCTGCCAATTTGGCAGGCCCTAGAATTTATTGACGAGGCCAATGAATTGCTCCGTCAAATGTTTCAAAACGCCGAACAGGCGAAAGGAGAAGACCGATGATTTTTAATCTCACCCAACATCCGGCCACGCCGGAGCAGCGCCAAGACGGGGTCATTGACCCCGCGGGCGCGGCCAAGGCCGTCATCGTGGCGGTCCTCACCTTCCACAGCCTGCCGACGCAGGCCGAAATCTTGGTCCGAGCCAAAGTATTGGCCTACGAGGCCGAAAAGTATTGCCGCCCTCAGGGGCAGGATGCTATGAGGCAGGTCATGCTGGGGGGAGCGCCTTTCCTGATGGGCGCTCTCGAAAGCGCCCTGCGTATACGGGGGCTCATCCCCGTATACGCTTTCTCCCAGCGCGAAAGCGTTGAGGAGACACAGCCGGACGGTTCCGTCCGGAAGACTAACATCTTCCGCCACGAAGGTTTCGTCGCGGCCAGCTCGCGATGATTATTCAGGCGGAGCCCGCGGCCTAGCCACTGCCGCTAGGCTGAAGGCAGAGGGTGTGACTGCCGGGGTGCCGGACTTGTTTGTGGCGGCTGTGACTTTGTAAAAGACTGCTGATGATGGCCGGCGGGAGCCGGCCGAAACCCGCCTAGCGGGTCCAGTCAACCAACATTAAGGAAACGCACATGGATGCCCTCACCGAAAAATTTGTCGACTTTCTGTACCGCGAGTGCGGCGTGGAAAGCGTTGAAAGCTGGGACGCCCTCGGCGAGCTGGACCGCAACATCTGGCGGGCCGAGTATTACCGCCACGACCCCGACCTGCTGGACGACCTGAGCTATATCGAAGGGCAGCTATTGTCGGCGCGTTTGGCGGCCGTGTTCGTTGCCCAAGATGGTGGCCCCAACAGCCCCCGCAATCGGCTGACCGCGCATGCGGAGCTTGGCAAACTGGTCGCTGACTTGATGGCCCAGAAGGCAGACGAAGCCGGGGATTATTACGTCAGCGCCGCGGAAGATGCGGGCTTCTTTGCCGTATGAAAATCCTACTACTCCTCGCCGCCGTAGTCGCCGCCAGCGCCTACCTAGAGCGCGGCAACACGGACGACTCTGCCGCGCAGTACTGCCAGATGACGGCCATCTGGGAGGCTACGCATGGGGCTTCCGGCTGGCCGCCGTACCTAGGGGTGAAATGCGAGGTGGCTAATCGTGAATAAAGACGATGAGGCGTGGGCAGCCGAAAATGCGCTCCGGCAGGCAAAGGCGGCGGAGGCGGGAGCCCTAGCCAAATACGAAGCATTAAGACGGGCTGCTGACAAAGCGCACGAGGAATATTCGAGGCTGCGAACGCAGCGAGAAAAAATCGACCCAGCATACGCTGGGCTTTATAAGGTGAAACCCCATGCCAATTGATCGCCTAGCCAGCAAAGCCGGTGACGAAAGTTTCCGGTATTTTTTCACCGACCCCGAGGACTACCGCCGCGCTATGCGGCGCGCTGCCTACCTAGAGGCAGTAGGCTGTCCAACCCGCGCATGGCGTGTGCGGCTGAACCTCGACGGCGTGCCGCCAACCTATGCGCCTGTTGGTGCTGCTGAGGAGCGCGAGGTGAAAATGCCGGAGCCGCGGCGCGAGCCGGGCAAACGGATCTATAAAAAGCGTGACCGCAAACTGGAATACGCGCAGCGGAAGATAAGGGAGGCGATGCGATGACCCTAAAAGAATGGTTAATCGCATGGGTCAATGCAGACGAAGGCGCGCCAGAAACTGAGTGGCAAAAAGGCTACGAAGCGGCGCGAGATATGGTGCGAATTCAACTTGAATGCGAGGAGAAACCAGAATGACCCTAGAAGAATTAGTCGTCGCCGCAGACGCCGCGCAGGAGAAAGCATGGCAAGCCAACAATGCGGCATGGGCCGCATGGCAACGGATAGCAAAAATTGCAGATCTTTTGCGGGGCGCTGCGGACGCTCAACAAGCTGACAAAAAGCCGGAGGCTGAGGTGACCTGGCGCCAAGCAATGGGCGATGATTTGCCGGGGGACGCATGATCTACGAATACATCATTATAAAACCTCGCGCTATCCGCAAGGATGAAAATAAAGACGAACACCGCATGGGCGTCTATTTTGAAATGAACATGGTGTTATCCGCGCCGATGATGGCGCGGCAGTTGGAAGAAATCAGAAAGCTAGAGGCGATTAAATGAATAGCCCCGTCGTAATCGGTGACGCCAGCCT